TGTCATTGAAGTGCATCAGAAGCACAGCATAGTGCAGAATCTTCATGATGTCACGTCGGGCAGTGCCTTTCTTATCATAGCGAGAGGCATACTTAAGAATGTTGGATCTGCAGAATGCTTCACCATCACCACAAGCTTCAATCAGATCCAGAGTTTGAATCTTGTCATCACCAGCAGAATAGTGAGCGTTGTATGTGCCAGAAATATAATCTTGCAATTCTTTGAGGATAGTATCCTCATCGTATTTGTATCGATTAGGGTCTTTGTTCATATCAAGGTGGAAAGTAATGTGATCGTCACCCATACCACCAGGAATGGGTGTTCCCAAATTCAGAGTACCTGTATCCATGTTCAATTCATCGTATAGAAAGGACCAAGAGTTTGCCATAATTATATCAGGATCCTGCCTCCTGGTCAACATAGATCTTTTCACCAGTAGCAGTCAGATCAAAGTCAGCATCAACTTTATCGTACAGTTCAAGGAATGCTTGCTTAGTGTCATCATCGAAACGATTAACACAGACACTGATTGCCTTTTCCTTATCGTTAAAGATGCTGTATGCTTTCACAATGTGAACCAGGCGACGAGTGCTGATGATCTCCTCAATACCACCATCATAGAAGGTCTTACGGATGATATCCGCCCAATCAGAGAGACGCTTGCAGAAGTCAGCATCATCACAGATCTTACCAAGAATCCTAGTTTCAATAGCGACAGTAGGATACTCTTGCTCGAAGGTTACGGGAAAACGTTCCAAGAAGGCTTCATTGAGCACGTTAGTTCCAATGAATCGTCCGTCGTCTGAACCTTTACCTTTAGTGTTTGCTGTGGCGATGACGTTGAATCCACTTGCAGGGTTAACCCACCTTCCGATCTTTTTAAGGAATACTCCTTTTCCTTCAAGGATAGATTGGAGACAGAGAATCTTATTAGAGGCAAGGTCGATCTCGTCAAGGAGCAGGACAGCTCCTCGTTCAAGGGCCTCGATGACCGGGCCATTGTGCCAGACGGTGTTGCCATCAACAAGGCGGAAACCGCCAATAAGATCATCTTCATCAGTTTCGATAGTAATGTTTACACGGATGAGTTCTCGTCCAAGTTGGGCGCACGCTTGTTCGACAGAAAACGTTTTACCATTGCCCGAGAGACCCGTGATAAACGTAGGGTAGAAGAGACCGGACTGAACAATTTTTTTAACATCATTGAAATTGCCAAACTTGACGAAGGTATCATCTTTCTGTGGGATAAGGTTCTGTTGAATAGCAGGCATTGCTGCAGGAGCATTATAAGTTACTTCCAATTCTTCTACAGTCTCTTTCGTTACTTCCAGATTCCACTTACCACGACCAACTTTGAAGTCAGTCAGTTTGTTCGTAACAGTTTGATATGCACAGTCGTTCATGTTGCACCATGCACGAACATCAGCAGCAGTGAACTCAGTGCCGTAGAGATCTTGAAGTGAACTGATGATGCTGTCTTTGGAAAGACCCATTTGATTTGTTTGAACTGAAGGTATTATATATGAAAAAGGGGGTCAAAAAACCCCCAAGTGGTCAGTCTGAGTACCGTCCATATTTAAACTTCATTGCCTGAAGAAACCAAGCATCGGTCAAACACTTTGGACCATCCATGATAATACGTGCTTGTTTTTCATTCACTGATGGATCTGCCAAAGCTCTTCTTTTCCACTCTGGTAATTCTGTCATGCGACGAGAGAAATAAATTCGCTTAGAACTTTCTTATTTAGTTTTTTAGTCTTCAAAGACTTAACAAATGCACTCTTAATCTGAGATTTGGTTGCATCTTCTTTCACATCAAACTCAGAGTCTGATGACAAAACACTAGAAGAAAGACCGAAATACACATGATATCCTGAATTTTTGAGAGCAAAACTTTTTGTCTTTTTCCACTCAAGTTGAATCTTTTCTTTTTTAAGCCAACCATCATCTTCGGTAGAATCAAAATAAAGATTGAGGAATCGATTCATATCCCTCCCCTCAAGAACACGGATACCAATAAAACTGGTGTTAGGAAAACGATCTCTCAGATTAGTTAGAAGAACATCAGTAAACTCATTGTACCTATAACTAAACTTATAAGTAGTGCCAAGTTTACGATCACGAAGGAAAGTTCCCTCAGGGTTGACCCTACGACATCCCATGTAAGGTTCTGAGTCAGGGCCACGTTGAATCTCCACATGATAGGGGACAGTATTTGCCTCACCATCAGTCAAAACAATACAGTGAACTTTTTGGAGTTTGTGAGTTTTTTGGAAATGTGGAATAATTTGATGAAGAGAAATAATTGCTTCATTCAAAGGTGTCCCCGAAAGTGTGACCCTTGGAGGATATGTATAACCACATGCCCAGGTATTTGAGAAAGCGCAAGCAAGTCTCCAAACATTGATAAGTTGTTTCTCAATGTGCTTACCAGACATCTCACTAGTGAGCAAGTTCATCATAGAGAACCTCTCATGAACAGCAAGAAGGCCCTCTTCTTTTTCATAGTGTGGTGTTACATCTGGGAAAGTATACTGTTCCTGAAGTCGATCAAACTCACTTTGTTTCCACTCTCCAGTGAAAGCAAATACGTCAAAAGGAATCCCAACTTTTCTGCAGAACCAGATAAGATTGAACAGTTGCTTACAAGTATCTTTCAGGGTGTATTGCATTGATCCAGACCAATCCAACACAAAAATCAAACCATGATTTTTACCATCAGGAAGAGTCGTTACTTTTTTAAACAGGTCTTCATTGTATCGATAAGTGTGTAGCTTGCCTGTATTGAGAACTCCAGTCCGACTAGTAGTAGCACGAGCATAAGAGTCTGCAGATTTACGGCACTCGAATTCTTTGACAAGATAACTTACCTCCTTTTGAGCTGTCTGTTTGAACTTTCTAAACTCAGTATCAACTGCTTCATAAAGATCATGTTCAGTATACTTTTCTTGCTGAAGATTAAACCACTGATCAATATATTCATGAATTTCAGAATTCTTAATTACAACAGTGTCAAGGTTCACCTTAGGAATCTCAACATAGTTATTCTCATAAGAACCATGTCCAATCAGATCTTGAAGTTTGTTCTCTAGAGAGTCTGCAGTACGAACATCTGGTGTTTGATTATAATCCATCTCAGTAGAGACATTATTAGACTCTTGATCATCACTCTGATATTCAGAAGTTTCCTTCTCTTCAGTTTGACCTTCCTCATCTCCACCATCTTCAGTTTCTGGAATTGCTTCCATGTTAGAGGGAGACTCGCTAGGAGGTGTGGGGGGAAGATTATCAATTTCATCCAGATCTTTTACTTTTTTATTTGCCTCTTGTTCTTGCTTACAAAACTTGTACAGGACCTCTGCTGCGATGGCAACATCGGCAAAGGATTCACAAGCATGAACCATGTCAACGATCTCTTTCTCTTTTTCAGAGAACTGGATCTTTACAAAATTACCAACCTTAGCATTGAGATTAATCTTATCCGCAAGATTGTAAGTGGTCAGATCTTCACCTTGAATCTCAAAGAAATCTTCTTCATTTAGTTCCTGATATCCACGATAGAAGGTCTTGGCAAGACCCATGTACCTACGCTTCATCAACTTTTCGATCCGACAATCCTCAACCACATTCACAAATTGATGAGGAATACCAGCCGGAGGATCTTCATCGGGTGTGTATAGAGCATGACCCACTTCATGACCAACTAGTAGATCATAGACAGTATTGCTTGCCTTCTCCCACATAGGCAGAGTCAACACACGGGTGTGGACATTAAACTGAGCGGTCTTGATTTTCTTGTGCTCAACAACCAGATCTTCAGTAGCAAGCAGTTTGGCAAGTTGAGATTTGATTTCGTGAGAGACTGCCATGTGTTCTTTTCTGTATGTGGCCATAATACGACGAAAGGTCGCCTTTACGACGACCCATGTGCTGCTTTTTGAACTGGCGCAGTGCTTCACGCCTAGCTCTCATTGCTTGTGGTTTTAGTTTTCTTTTCTGCTCCTTCTTGGAGTGGTGTTGCCAGTTAGGCGTTGTCATCGGTCGAGACAGTATCCAGAATATTTATTGTAGGGAACCATCCGATACTAGTCAAGATACTGATGTCAGCAACATTATCGATTGCCTCACCTGGTGTGGACTCTTTGACTGGCAAATCACCCTGACCAAACTTCTCTGCCAATTTTCTAACTGGAACTGACTCACCATATCCAACAGGGACCACTCCAGTAATATCGCTCGAAGCAAGATATCTAATGGCACGACACACATCTTTTACATGAATCCAATCTCTCTTATGATTGGTGACATATGTTGCTTTTTTATCTCTAAGGAGACCATACATCATATTAGGACGAACATCAGGGCCATAGACTGTAGTAAACCTCATTCCCACGGAATTTGGTGGTGCCATCTGTTCATTAACCCACTTACTCATGGCATATGGATTTTCCCAGTATTTGTCATCGACAGCACTTGAAGATGCATATAAAAGGCGAGTATTAGTTTCACCACACCAGTCAAAGATGGGTTTTGCTTTGACTACATTATTATTATAGTATTCTTCTGGTTTTTCCAGACTCTCACGAATATCTGCCCATGCTGCAAGATGAATGACTAGATCATAATCTCCACCTTTAAAATCTGAGATATCATCAGGGCGATCAAGTCCATGAGCAAGATATCCTACTTGCTCTCTCCAATCAGAGAAAACATATCTTCCAATAAATCCACGAT